AGCTGCATCATGAACAGCTCGTGTTCGACGTTGTTCTGGCTGCTGTCGAACTCAGTCCAATCACCTTCGAGGAAGTCGTATGTTTCTCCCTCGGTGATAGCTTGGAGAAGGGCCATCACTTCATCGTCGGTGTACTTAGAGATGAAGTGGAAGCTGGGACTGACAGCTTCCATGAAGGTCTTTTCCAGCATGCGCGTCCAGACGATCATGGTGAAATTGAGCGTCTTTTGCCATGCGGCAATGCCCTGGCCGGCTTTATTGGTGGTGGTGGGGTCCTTGCCAAGGCAGGGTTTCTGCTGGGTCTTGATGTTAAAGCTGACCTTGTGTGCTCCCTGGTCGGTCCAACAGTCTATGTCCTTAAGGTCGTCCAAATCATGTCCACGCGCTTGGAATTTCTCGATTGCTTCCATGTAGACTGTGTCACGCCATTCAGGGCGGACTCGATAGTCTACATACTTGCTGAGTGCGTCAAAGAGCACTTTAGCTTCGAGTTGCGCGGACTGTTTCTTGAGCATTTTGGTCTTTTTGGCGTATCGGGCCATGAGACTGCTCAGGGCGACCATTTGGTGCCTAGCGTTGGTGATTTTCACGCGTTGGGCACCTTGGAAACGGTAAACGACGTGTCGCTTACCCTCATAGTCTGTGTCTCCGTCAAGGGCGTCGGGCCGGATGGTACCTTTAGCTCCGCCGTCGTTTGGGATGTCGGTGGTGATGACGGCTTGGTACTCGTGGGTTTCAGTTGGGCCGGGATACAGTTTCTGCAGGATGTCCATGGCTAGGTCGGTGGCGACCTCTTGTGGGACGTATTCCTCGTCGGTGGAATGCATGATGGAAACTTGAGTTGAGCGTTGGTCAGGCTCAACCGGGAGGTCAGGGGCAATTACGTTGGTTCCGGAAGGGTCAGCTAGGATGACGAGGGCGGGATCCATGTTCATGTAGGTAGTGAGGAGGCCATCCTCTTCCTCTCGCACGAAGATGTTCTTCTTGTGGCGGGTGAGGCCGACAGTTAAGTGCGCACGGGATTTCTTGAGCAGATTTTTCTCTGCAGGTGATCCGTCGAGGTGGAGGATGACGTCCTCAAAAGTGCCTCCGTGAACTTCATGGATGGTGCGGGCGCCGTTGCCGAAGCGGTCTTTGGTGGCTTGAAGGGCGGTAATGAGCTGGGCGCCTGGTTTGGTGAATGTGGGTCCTACGAAATGGATTGAACTCTCCACTTTGGAGGTAGTGTTGAGTCCGGGATATTGCAGCTTGATAAACGGGAGGGCTGCAATGTCTTGGGGCATGCGGTGTGTGGTGGTGAGTGTTTCGGTGTGAATGAGGTGGAGCATGTCCTCCAACTTAACACAGCCATTCCACATGTTGCCGAAATCGATATGCCCGAGCTGTTGGGTG